GGCGTCGTATCTTGCTGAACTGCATTTTCTTTGAAGACATATCTAGCTATTAAAGTTAGAAAGATAAATAATTTCGTAATAAGCAATAAGATAATTATATATGTAAACTGATCTATAACGATGGTTAATTGTTATCATTCAGGAGGGACACCTCTTCATAAACCTCCTGTTCAGTCATTTCACAATCGCCAAGATTAGTACTCCTAAACCGACACTCTAAGATTTCCTGTTGATCGGGATGGATACCAAAGGCAAGCCAGAATGAGTAGCGGGATTGTGCTACCACATCTCTATACCCACCAACCCTAGGTACCATTCTCCAGATCCCAGCATCATACATGCGATTGAGCGTGGTGTCCTTGGATGATTGTTTGATTTCAGATCTGGGAAAACTCTGGTAGAATTCCTGTAACACTGGTATACCGGCAACCAATTTCTCACCACCCATGGACATGGCATTGAACCAAGCCTTACGTACTCGGTCCACCTGTAAATCGAGAGTAGAGCACAGATCCTTGGCACAAGAGACTCTAGGGTCCCTGACCATTCTATACCCGACTCCATCAAATACAGGTTGGGTCTGGCAGAAACTAATTTGCTCAAATTCATACACAGGATCTTCAACCTTCATCGTGTATCCCATATCTGTAAACCATTGTGTCAAATTGCTTAATGACTTGAGAAAGGATTTCTCCATGATGACGACACAGTCGTCACCATTGTTTGCCAACCTAAAATGTGGGATGTTGCGTGACGACAGGTAACAATAGACCATGGCACACATGATTAAGCAATTACCAGATGAGGTATTCATGTCACCACTCATACGGCATCCGTTCGTGGTATACTTAATCACTGCGTCGTCCAGATAAATTCGCCCATCATTCTGCAACTGCCAAGAAAGCAATTTCCTAACAGCTGACTTGTCTGCCACCAACTGCAACCAAATATCATGTTCCCATTGAAGAAGCTCTGGGGAACAGTGTTGGTCAAAGCGGCTGGCATCCAACCCAATTGCTACTGGATTGTGAAACTCATCCCACATATCTTTTAAGTGTTTGGCTGACTGTATACAGTCATATCCTTTCAACACAGTTGGCCCTCC